CCTGCTCCTTGAATCCCATCATCCGATGCGGACAAGCGCCACCGTGTCCGCCTGCTCTTTCGCCGCAATCGCATAGCCCGCGCGTACCGTCGATGCACCGGACGCGCCAACGATGTTTTTCTGCGTCTTGTCCCAGTAAACTTCCGCGCCGATGTCGATCTTGCCCGTTGCCGCGGGGAGACGGAAGGCGCCTACGAGCGTCACGCTCCCCATCTCTCCTTTCGGAATCTCTGTGAGTGCGATGCCGATCCGCGCTGCAAGCGGTACAACCTCCATATAGGCGACGTTTGCCGCCGCCATGTAGTCGATGTTGTCACCGCGCTGCACATACGTCGCTTTTACTGCTTCTGCCATGACTTAATTCCTCCTTACTTTCCCGTACTCTTTGCGATGCCGCGATAGTCGAGCAGATTGACGCCCACGTCCATGTAGATGCGCCACTTGATACCGAGCGTATCGAACTGCTCCGCGCGTTCCATTGTCGGCGTGAGGTTGCCGTTGAGGCTCGTGACCTCAATCGTCGGTGCAACGCCCGCCGCCGCCGCAAGGTAGAATGCCTTTGCATCCTCAAGCTCCGGCTCCGAGATGACCGTCATCTTGTTTGCAAAGGGGTTCGGCGTTGCGTTCGCCTTCGTCGGGTCAACTACCGAACTGATGAGCTGTGCCGCCTGCACCTCAAGTTCGACGGGGCAGATGAGGAATGCGGGCTGAATGTTGAGATATTCAAGCTCCGCGATATTCTTCTGTTTCGCCATCGCCGCCTTCATCTTCGCAAGCCCCTCGATGGAGATGTCCACCGCATGGAGATTCTTGCGATCACTGTGAAACAGCTCCTTGCCCTCAATTTTCGGATTATCCTTGAGCATCTTATAGACCATCTTGTTGATCATGCGCCGTGCGGACGCTCCGTAGATTGCCGGGATCTGCTGCAGTGCGCCCATGTCGTCGTTGATGATTGCCTGACGCGTGATCGAAAACATACGTCCATATGTCGCAACACTCGTTTTTGCCATGCTCTCCGTGACACCGCTCGCCTTGAACTCGCCGCTCTCATTGAGTTTTTCGAGCGTGTCCGCCTCGCTCAGGCGGTAGCGCACCGCATCCTTGAAGTCCGAATTGCTCCCGTGTGCCGTCCAGAGCTGATACGTCGTCGGCGCGGTCTGGTACGCCTGCGCCATGCTCTTATGTGCGACGTTGGAGAGGATACCGGGGAATGCCCCCGTGCCTGTCAGTGCCTCGCGCACGATCATCTCATCATCCATCGTGCGCGTATTCTTCCCCAGTTCGCGCTCCACGCACTCAGCGGCAAGTCGAATCATGCGCTTACTGCGGTACTCATCCGCCCCCGCTGCCTTGTTCTCGACCGTAAGCCCTGCACGCATGGAAAGCCCGTCCGTCGCTGCTGCGCGGAACTTGTCCATCTCATCGACCTGCACCGTGACCGCCTGCGCCTTGCGCTCCTGTGCCAGTTTGTCGAGGATTACCGCACGGACAGCCTCAACACTCATACCGTCATTGATGTATGGCGCATCATCCACGCCAAATTGACGGCACATTGTCCCGATCTCACGCACGCGGGCACGCTCCTCGGTGATTGCCGCCTGACGTGCCGCCTCCGTATCCGGCTGCACGCTCGTATCCGGCGTTACCGTTACGGGATCCTGCGCCTTTACTCCATTGTCCTTGTTCTGTTCGTCCATCGCTGCCTCTCCATTCTCTGAATAACTACGTCCAACTCCTACCGTCGCATCGGCGGGTACGGACACAATCGAAATCTCGTACGGTGTCCACCGTGTCGCAACTTCACACGGTCCCGTAAATCGTCCGTTGGTACTCGTTGCCCCCGCCTTGACTTCCTCCCACACATCGACCGCATATCCGACGGATACGCCCTTCAGCGTTCCCGATCGGACTTTCTGATAGATGCGCTCGCTCTCCTCGTCCTCGTCGAACTGAATCACCGCACGCAACTTTCGCCCCGCATCATCCAGTCGAACATCAAGCACGCGCCCGATCACGCGGTCACGGTCATGATTGAACAGTACAACGCCGATCTCCTGAAGTCTGCTGAGGTCTACCGCCCCCGCATCATGCGAGAGGATTTCATCGCCAAACCATCGGCGGCACGGTTCTTCGCTTGAAAGCGAGAGTTCTGCTTGTCGGGTATCCCCGTCCGCCTCATCCGAGCGACAAAGAATCGCCCCCGCGTATGCCGTGCGCCGCTGCGGCTCATTCTTGTTCCTGACTGCCATTTGCATTCTCCTTGTCATTGTCTGCATTATTGACATGATTGCTCTGCGCTGCCTGCACCGTAATCGGCGTATGCACCGAGAGCTTCAGCCCCATCGCCTCGGCGGTCTCCTTCTCAAGTGCCATCTGCTCAAGCTGTTCCCGCCAGTCGTAACCGCGTTCGGCGCACCACTGCGCGAGCGTCTTGCCGCCATTCTGAATCGCCGCAATGTCCGCCTGCACTTCCTTTTGCGGGTCAATCCACGCCCAGCCGGGCGTAACCCACTCGACCGTCTGATATGCCGCCCTGTGCTCGAAATAGTCGGGGATATCCAGACTGCCCGCCATCACGCAGAGATCCATCCACTCACGATAGATCGGTGCGCACAGGTGCGCCGCCATGAACTCCTGCATCGGCTCAAAGGTCTTGCGATCCTCAAGCATGCCCTGCCGTGCACTTGAAAAGCTCGACGTATTGAAGTCGCGGCTCATCAGCTCATAGGAAAGACCAAGTCCCGCACCTGCAAGCCGCTCCTGTATGGCGACATAATCCCGCGCATTCGTCAGTCCGCGCGACGGGTTCGCCGTGTCGACCTTCTCCCCAGGTGCAAGATATTTGATCATGCCGGGACGGATCACACTCAGCTGCTTTCCTTCTTTGTCCTTCGCGTTGACGTTAAAACGACCAAGTCCGCCTGCCGCGCCGTCCCCTGTTGTGATAAAGACGGAGAAGCACGCCGCAATCCGCGCCGCGACCGTCTCGGCGTCGATATAGTCCTGCGTGTCCTTGAGTCGCTTGATGATCGGCGCAAGGTCGGAGATGCCACGGATCTGGTCGGGCTGTGCCCGTGTCCAGAGGTGGATGATCTGCTCGGCGGGTATGCGGTCGGGGTTGTACTCCACATAGCCATCGGGGCTTTTGCGGTCAATCCAGTACGCGAGCGGGCGCAGGTGGTCGTTCAGTTCCACACCGGAACGGATGATACTATTCGTCTTTGGCGCGTAAAGAAGAAAACTGCTGAGGAGGTCGGATTTTATGACCTGCAGCTTCAGCGGATGCCTTCCCCTGCGCGTAACCACCTTCTTGATGAGGATTTCCCCGTCGACGATCTTGCGCCGCAGAAGCATCGCCTGCAGTTCCGCAAAGTTCTGCTGTCCTGTGATGTCGCAGTTCTCTGCCGCCGTCCACTCCCGCCATAGTGCCTCAATGCGTCGGTTCAGCTCCTCATTTCCTGTGCGCGCCTGCGGCTTGATACCCGTGCCAACGACGTTGCGCACGATGCCGCCGACGGCTGCACCCGCGATATCACTGTTGCGCTCAAGGTACCGCGCCCGCGCCTTGATGAGGTCGCGCTGCGTCTTGTCGGCGTTCTCCGTATCCTCGTTGATCGGCACCCAGCCGTCATTAAACCGCGTGACCTCGCCCGCCTCGTAGGCGCGCAGACTCTCAGCGTAAAAGGCACGCTCACACGCCCACTGCGGTGAGATTGCCGCGATTGCCTTCTCCAGAAGCGGAATCATATACGCCCCATTTGGGCAAAGGAGAGATCCCCGCCATCCCGCCGTGCAATCGCCGCCATTAGACTGTTTTCCCGCGCATAGAGCGTCGAAAGATTCGCCTTTGTAATGCGACGATTCGCGATGCTGTACTCCTGCGCCCCTTCCTCAATCGCGGCGATAGCCCCTCGTACACGCGCAAGCTGTGTTTCCAGTGTCTCCAAATGGTCTCACCTCCTTTCATGTCAATACCAATTCTTCCCCGCGCCGATCCAGTCAGTCTCCTCCTGCTCCGGCTCTTGCGGTCGTGTTTCCTGCTCCTGCTCCATGAGATACCGCACGCCGATGATCTCGGCGGCGAGCGTGTTGTTCGTCTCGCAGTCGAGCAGGTGATTCGCCGCGTGGGAGCTGATTTTTTCCCAGACAACGGAGATGCGCCCCTTCTTGTCGCGCTGCTCCACGCGCTGCTCGGCGCAAATCTGATCGGCGTATTCGCGCTCAATGTCGCGGTAGACGTTCCAGCTGCCATGCGCACCTGCGTCAATCGTCATGCGCGAGGCGATGAAGTTCTTCATCTGGTTTGCGTCCATCGTG